TGTTAATCGTGATGCCAGCACTGCTGCCACTTGCACTTGATACAACAAGATTGTATGCGCCAGAGCTAAAAGAGCCAGGCGTCGAAGTCCCTATGCCTACGAGCCCTGCGGAGGTGATGCGCATCCGCTCAGCAGATGCGGTATCAAACCGCATAAAATCGCTTGCATGATTGTAAAGAACAGCACCACGGTAAAGGGCATCACCGGAAGTTCCATCAGCGAAATAAATAGTTCCGTAATTGCTAGTGCTGCTGAAAATAGTTAATCCTTGACCACCTGAACCAGAACCTACAACTAAATCTCTTCCGTCACTGTTAAAACTAGAAGGCGACGTGTTTGCTATACCAACATTTCCACTCGCATCAATAAACAACCTCTCAGTGCCATTAGTTGCTACCGCTACTTGATCTGCGCCGGGGCTGTAGATGCCGGTGTTGGTGTCGCCAGTGAAGCGCACCGTGGGTGCTGCAGCACTGCCCAGCGGCACGGTCAGCGTTGAGTCCAGCGTCGTCGCACCAGTTACATCAAGCGTTCCCGGCACATCAACGTTGCTGGTCCACTCAACGCCAGTGCCAGCTGCATCAGTTTGCAGCAGTTGACGGGCGCTACCGTCAATCAGCTTGCTAACCGGGATCTCTTGTCCAGTAGCGCTGACCCATGCGCTGCCGTTCCAAGTCTTGAGTTCGTTGGGCGTCAGACTTGTATCAAGCCACAGTTCACCAGTGCTGTTGCCGGATTCGCCACCGACTGCAGGACTAGCGTTTGGTGCCGTGCTGCCGACATGCACAGGACCAGCTTTCACCAGTGCGCCAGTGCTGTCTTTGAAGAAAAAACCGGGGCTGGCAACATTGGTGTTCAGTGCCAGTTGTCCGTCGGACATGCCGGCGGGCGTAGGACGCTTATTTGCAGTGCTACTACGCAGATGCTGGAGTGCCATTCCTTAACGCCCTTAGGCCGGAAGTTACCCCTACAGCTTAGTAAGTTCCGTCATCAAGGTCGCTTGTCAATGCAACCGTGCCAGTTGCATCTTGGAATGTCACCGTACGGTCTGCAGTGGGGTCTGTCACGGTCAACGTCGTTTCAAAATCGTTTTCGGTGGTGCCTTCAAAGATTAGGTTGCAATTATCCAGCAGCAGATCACCTGTCATAGTGTCGCCAGACTTGGCAACTTTCTCGTTATCAACCTCGGCAACAGCACCTTGCACATTGGTGCTAGCGATATTACCGGTTGGCGTAAAACCGACGTTTGATGCGATCTGTGCTGTGATCGTTTCGGATGTTTCGATTAAGACGTAGCTGGTGCCATTGGACAGCAGGATGTCGGGTGGTTCCAGCGTTACGGTTGGCGCAGGAGCTGAGCCGGTGCCGGTTTGGCTGACAACGACGTAATAGCGATTGTTCAGCTCTGCTGCTGCAGGCAGTGCCTGACCGTTTGTGTACCCTGCTGCGGCACCTTCTGCCGTAACCGAATCCAATAGGTTAGTGCTGGCGTCATAAGTGCCAGCCAGAACGATCTCACCGGCACTAATACCAACAGGTTGGTAGACGTTGCCGTCCCAGAGGTACAAGTCGCGGGTTAATGGATTAAAGAAAAACTGTCCGATGTGGTCCGCTGTCGGTTGCGCCTCGCCAATCGTTGTCACGGCATAGTTCGCCAACTTTGGCGCTGTGACCGCATCATCAGCAAGGCGATCTACCGTAAAAGCACCTGTTGTAATCTTGGCGGCAGAAAGATTTGGAATATCAGCTTCGGCAAGTGCTTCGCTGCCCGTGATATGTCCTTCGCTGTCAAACGTGACCTTGGTGCCGGTGTCAGCGGTAACTGAGTTGCTGTGATCAAGTACGCCAAATGCGTCGGTAGTTAGACCCGTGCCAGGTGAAACAACGCCGACGCTGCCAGATGCTGCATTAGGCACATCCGAGCCAACGATTGTGCGCCCGGCAGTGACCAAACCGTTGGCGCTGTATTGAACAACGTGGTAATCAGTACCTTCTGCAACGACGGTGTTGTCGATCGCAATGATGTCGTTTGCAATCGTCAGACCATTGCCGTTGACAATTACCGCGCCTTTTGTCGTCGTGGTCGCGGTAGGTAAATCACCGCCTGCAATGGTGCGGTACGTTGCAGCACCAGCGCTAGCAGTTGGACCTGCAAGGAATTGTGCTGCAGCAGCGGTGTTATCCAGCGTGGTGCTGATCGTTACGGTATCGCCGGAGGTGCTGACGCTGATATTGACGACGCCGCTGCTACTGCCAATAACACTGTTTACAGAGCCAGCAGCTTTGACGCTGACCCAGCTGGTGCCGTCCCAGCAGTAGATTTTGCTGTCGTCGGTATCGAGCGCGATCTGACCGACAAACGCACCGCTTGCAGGCAGTGTGGTTACAAGGTCAACACTGGATTCATCGGCGAGTTTGGCAGCGGTGACGCCATCATCCGCCAACTGCGTAGTATCAATGCCGCCGGTTGCCACAGCAGTGCCCGGCACCTGACCGCTGCTGAATAGGATCTTGGCGCCTGGAATGGTGGCATCCGCGATCAGCGTGGTGGCATTGCCCACCAAGTCGGTGACCGTGATTTTCTTGGTTTCGCTGGCGCTGATGTCCGCGATAGCCAGCAGATCGCCTGCCGCTAGGTCGCCACCGGCTAGGGCTGCAAGTTCGCTGATGCGTAGGTCGGCCATGCCCTAGTGCCTGCGTGGCGTTTACAGTTACACCGAGTCTAAGTCTTACTCCCGTTCTTCCAACAGGATGTAGGAGTCAGCGTCTTGCTCCAGTTCGATCTTGCCGTCGTCTTCCTGTAGTAGGTAACGCTTCGGCAGCGTTTGAGCCTTCAGGCGAATTGGTCCTGTAGCCACAAAGTCAATCGTGCCAACGACCATGGAATCCGCCGCAAAGCTGACGGCGCTGGCAGTGACGATGGCATCAAACTCCCACCATAAAGAATCGTTGATTTGTGCCGCAGTAAACTCGCCGGCTTGCGCTGTTGTGTCCGCATACTTAATGTAAAACTTACCGTGAAATGCGGAGCCTACCTCAGTGCGAATAACCAGTTGCATCAAGTAATGCACTGGTTCTTTGTCGTATTCGTTGGCGTAATCCCAGTGCGCAGTAAGGCGACCGCTTCCGGTAATCAAGCTACTGTACTGCTGACGATGCTCATCGCTAAGGGTTGTGATGTCAACAATTTCGCGGTTTGTGTTTAGTTCGTATTCGGTAACTGCTGCCAGCAAGCGTGAGTCGCGGTCGCGGATTTTGACGCGGATTGGAATATCACGTGCGATTGCAGTTAGCGGCACCAGTCCGGTCAACCCACCTTCAAGGCTTTCGTCAAATGTCTCGTAAAGCTTGATGCCGCCTAGCTCGTCAACAAAAACGTACCAGTTACCGCTGGACTGGACGGTATTGTTTGCCCAGCCAGAAGCGTCAACAAAATCAAGATCGGTACCGTCAGTGGTGGATAGTTCCACCAAGTCGCCACTGATTAAAAAACTTGGATCGAAATCAAAACTGAAGCGGTTGCGATCAGCATTGACATCCGATGGATTGACAATCGACTCCTTGCTGCCCTCCAGTGATTTCCGGGTCAGCTCGATGTTGCCGATATTGCCGAGGTAGATGCCCATCAGATCGTCACCGCTGTCAGCGCACCAGTGCCTTGGAAGCTGATTTGCGCTGAGCTGACCTCACCAACACTGGCGCCAAACGTAACGCTGGTGATATAAGCAGTCAGTTGCACATCGCTATTGGTGTTGCCGTCCACCAAACGCAGGCGCATTGTGACCGTATCACTGCTGCTGACGCCCGACACGCGCAGCACTTTCTTCAGTGCAGTTGCTGCATCATTGCGGCCTGCGTCGTCCTTGTAGTACAGCAACGTGGCGCTGCCGTTAAATTCCTGCACGCCCGGCGTATAGGCGCGTTGTGATTCGCCCAGCGTGGTGGTCTCCAGCACTTCAAGCGATCCGGTCAGCGTCCAGTTGCTGACTTTGATCTGCTCGGTGCCGTCGATCAGAAGGCGCCCGTCACGTCCGGTGTAAAACTTGGCCATCTGATCGCGGCTACTGCCAGAACCATCCTAGCTTCAGCTCAACACACCAACCAGTCGCACGCTGACGCTAGAAATTCCAGGCCGTACAGTTTGCTGCTGCGGTGGCTCGCTGTAACGCCAGACAGCGCCACTGCTAGCGCGGTTCAAGCTATTGGCGCCACCAGTCCAGCCGGCAAAAGTGCTGGCGGTTGATGGGATCTCAAATGTTTGGAACGTGCCCTGCATCTGGTAGTAGTGCGTCAGAAATTCATCCGCTTGGGCATCGGTGATGTTGTCGTAGCTCAGGTCCATCGTCATGTTGAACGGCGCACTGCCGTACAGGATGCGAACCTCGGCGCCGTTGTTGGCGTTGTACGTCTTGACCGGATAGTCACCGGGCGAGTAGCCGCGAGATGTAGGGCGCAGTGCAGTAGGGAAAGCCATGGCGGTCAGTCGTAGATGAAGCGGGACGCTGTTGTCACATCTAACGCCACCTGCGAGGCGTCGCCTTCAACTGGGCAGTGGCTGGCGGCGATGTTGACCAAACCATCGTCATCCAAGGTCAGCTCCTCGATCATGTAGACATTCTGATTGATGCTGGTATCGGCATAGGTGTAAACCATGCCCCAGTAGCTGGAGTTTGTGACCTTGCCGTTTGCGACGGTGATCGTGACGGTTTCAACGCCGCTGCCCCCTGGGGCGTAGGCGAAGACGGTGTAGGTGCCATCAGCCAGTGGGTCAGCGGATAGGATCGCGCCGTTGTCTGCATTGATGACGCCGTTGCGGGATGCGGTGTAAGGCGTCACCTGCGTTACGACCTTGATGTAATCACCAGGCGCAAGCTGCAAACCATACGGTGTGGTCTTGAAGCGGATCATGTGGTCGATCCGGCGGCGGATGCTCAGCAGGTAACGCGCCACCTTGAGTGCTTGTTCGCGGTGCGTGCAGAACAGGGATAGGTCGATAGCTTCCTGCGGGTAGGTGCTGGATTGCGACTCGTTCCAGCGGACAGCGACGGTGCGGATAGTTGGGAAGGCGTTTTTCTGCGTTTGCCGGTAGCTGACGACAGCGCGGAAATCACGGCGTTGATCTTTATCGAGGTATTCCAGCTCGAAGCTGTCATCAACGATGTTGCCATCGGTAAACAGTCCAGCAATACGCAGTGAGCTAGGCGCGATGTTGCCGGCTGCATCATGCGGCAGCGCTGGGATAATGCTGAACTTGCCGTTTTTGATGACAAACGAGCACAGGTTGTAGGGCGCCAGCTCGGACACAAACTCGCGGAAGTTGCGGCTGCTGTCGATGGCACCATCAAAGTAGATGTCGTTTGCCTTAAGGAACTTGGCGGTTTCGGTGAAGCCACTGTTATCAATTAAGTCGGGGCTGACCACATCACCGAGGCCAGCGCGGCTGTTGGTGAGCAGGTAGTAGACCAGATCGCAGAACAGGTTGCTCGGTCCGGTGCTGCCGTCATACCAGTTGTAGCAGTCAACGCCTTTGGGCATCCATACGTTGAGTTGCTCGACGCTGTTTACAGACTTGTCGGAACGAATGACAAGCCCCATCGTGGTGCAGGCGTCATAGTTTGGCGTAAATTCGTCGTCTGTTTGATCGAGATTTGCTAGGGACTCGTTGACGTAAACGATTTCGTGCTCTGGGTTGTCAAAATGCGATTTGCTTAGCTCGTCGTAATGGCTAACGTCTGCGATCTGCGAAAAACGTTCGAAGGTACGCTCTGGGCTGTCAGGCGTCGTAGTTACAAGAGAAGTAGTACCGGTGACTTGGAAATTAACGACAAACTGTGTGTGCCCACCCCAATTTGCCCACCTGTTGCCGCCAGTGACGTTGACGGTGTGCGAAAAGCTTTCACCGTTACTCCATGTCCCGGTGCCAGGGACGGCAGTGGACAGCGCCCATGCGACGCTGTGTTGATCCCACATTGCACTAGTGCCATACCTATTAGAATACTCTGCGTTAAAATTTGTTCGCTTTGTCGCCCCAAAGACGATGGTGACCGTGGAGCCGTCCGCCTTGCTTATTGTGACGCGCTGGTTTACTCGTTCACCATCCGGTCTGGCGGATCCGTCGGGACGTGTAGCTGGATGTCCCAGCACCTCATAGGCATAACCACCTTGTGCGCCTTGGCCGTAGCCGTTGCCGTTGTAGCCAGTAAAAACTGCGATTGCATTGGGGATGTTTGTCCCGATTTCTGAGTAACCCTTCAAGGGCTCCACAAACATCTCGTTGTTGCGGAAGTATTCTCCTGCGATCACTTCTTCGCCGGAGCACGTTACCTGAACTGTGCCGTAAGCAGTGGAGTAGGTCTTGCTAAAACCAGACGCATAACCTGTGCCAGTAAGGCGACCAGTTAGGCGCACCCATTTCCCTGTTTCGTTGGTGTACTTAGCGAGAATTGATCCAGGGCGCGGCACTAGGCGATATTCCATCTGCCTGCCGCCAGTATTGCCTTGCGGTTTCAAGCGGATGAAGTTGTACTGATCGACTGGACAGCTGCCAGTTACGACAAACTGCTCTTGTATGCGCGACCAAGGATATGGCGTACCGTCGGTTTGTGGATCAGCAGGACGCACCTCGACGGCAAATGCACTGGTGCGTGCCATGTACTTATCAAGTGTGCCGTTTGTAATGCTGACTTCCTTGTTGTCAAACTTGAGCAGCTCAGGTGCGCGTGGCACATTTTGAAAATTACATAAACCGCTGGCGCGATTCCATACGTTGCTGCGGATTCCGATTTCCGTTGCATCAACTGGACGTGTATTGCGGATGCTTGCAATTGCGACTTGAGCCACGGGCCAAAACGATGGCCCGCAATAGCCGTCTTCCGGATTGTTTGCAGGAATACTGGAATCTTTACCGCCACCTTTGCTAGTTAATGTTTTATCTCTAACTGCTTTATTGCCGGCAATTCCAATCGTGTGCTCCGCGCCAACAGTTTCAATGCAGCGCAAAGTAACGCGAACAGATTGCTTGCGTGGCAAATACACTTCGGCAGTGCGGCTTTCTACGTTAAAAATACAATTGCCGATCATTATTTGCGTGCCAAGCTGCAGCACACTATCTGCGGCTTCACGTGCGCTGTGCGTAGCATTGTTGATGTCAGCTACGTCAACACCGCTGCTGCTATCAATGTTTAACTCACTTTTTTGAAAATTTCTCTTATTGATCTGAAATTCAACCGTATCGCCAACTTTGCAAATTACCTCAGTAGGCTCGTTGGGGTATTGATTGTTATGCGCGACCAATCCCATGCAGGGGCTGTAGCCCGCTCCAACGCCCGGCATACCTTGTTTGCCGCCATTTGCTTGTGGACCAGCAATCTTTGTGCGCTCTGCTTTAATTCGGCGTGAAGGATCTGATTCGGTCTCTTCAAGCAGTGGTCGGCTGATGACGCGCCAGTTCAGGCGGTAGGCAGTGCCGTTTTTAATCGGGCTGTACAAGCCAAATGCCGTCGCATTGGATGGCTTATAGGTCTGACAAAACCCTGGGCTATCTGGTCCGAATGATGTCGGGCAGGTAAATACATCATCAAACGCAACAGGATCACCGGATGATGGGGTGCCCTTGCTGCCGTACAGCAGATTGCCGGCAAAGATGCGTCCGGTGATGTCGCCGCTGCTGGTGGTGCCAGGCTTGTAGTAGAAGGCATAGCGGCTGGCATCCAGCACATCCAGCCCGTTGTTGCCGATGTAGATGCCGGACAGATCCGGGCGCTTTTGGCCAAACCCGATGGTTTCGCCCAGCAGATACATCAACCGCAAGCCTTGATGCGTGCCGTAGCTCAAGGTGCGCGACCACACCAGCTGCGGTTGCGCCATGATGCCGCCGGTCACACCAAAGCCGTGCTCTTGGTAGTCGCCGAACAGAATGGCAAGGCGGCTGCCGTATTCGGCTAGCTCTTGCACGCCATCAAAGCCGACCGTGGCGTTGAACCGCTGACGACCGCGCTGGCTGCCGAGCGTGCGCTGGCGGATATTGGTCTGCTCTGGCGTTTGGGGCTTGGGTGCCAGCAGGAAGCTGACGCCAGTTGATATCAAGCCAAGGGCAAGGCTAACAATGGCAATGACAAGTGATGCCTCGTTTTGGATGTCCGGAATATGGGTATACTCCGCCGGGCGTTCACGGCTGCGCTTCTGTACTTCACTAACAAAAAACCTGTATTCGTCTTCGCTGCACCCCAGCGCCTCAATCAGCTGCCTTTCGTACGGAAGCAGGGGCAGGCGATACAGTTCCACAGCGGAGCCCATTGCACCACCTCGCTGGTTTGGTTGATGCTCAGGATCCCGTTGTCCCATACAACTCCAAAAGCTGGGCGCTCCGCTGGTAACAAGAGCACGTCACCATCATACGAAGGCTCGGCAACGCGCCTACCCCAACACAACAGCCACCTTGCAATTTGGCGGCCACCAGCTTGGTACATCACCTCCGTAATTGGCGGATGACGAATACCGAGCTGATCCAATACAGCAGTGACTAGGTGGATGCAGTCGATGTAGCCGTCGGAGCCATCAGCGCCTAGGCGATACCGCATCCCAACAAGATCAAAAGAAGAGCGAACCACTGATCGGGATGCTACCGACAAGTTTCTGCTGGATCGTCCGCTTTGGGATGTCGCCGCCAACGGCATCCAGCACGCTGTTTAGCCTGAAGATCACGGTGTCTTGACGCCAGCCACCGCTTGCAACCTGCCCGACGTAATCGTGCAACGTGGTTTGGCTGGATGCGGGGTTGGTTGAGTCCGCAATAATGCGCACCGAGACCGTAGCGATCCAGTCGTTGCGGATTGCCTCATCCGCCCAGCTGCGTGAAATTTCGTTGTTGGGGAAGACCAGGCTGGCATCTACGTTGTCGCCAGTGCGGTTGACCGTGACGCCGCTAAAGCCAAACGGCAGGAACTGGTGGCCGTTGACCGTTTGACCGATCCAGAAGTTTTGAAACTTCAGCTCAGCGCCTGTGTTTTTCTTCAGCGTCAGGTAATGGCCGAGTGCAATGTCCATCAGATGCCAACGCGACGGCGAGTGGAGCTACTCATCTGAAGCTTACGCAGCGCACGTGTTTCGCCTTGCTTGGCGCCTTCCTGTGCAGCCTGCGCCATACCAGATTGGAACTGGTCGGCGGTGACGTAATCCACGCTATTGATGCGCTCCACGCTGTAGCGCACGTCGATCGGTTCCATTGTGGCAACACCGCCTTGCTCGGTGCCGCCTTCTGCGCCAGAGCCGGGGATGACATTATTGCCGCGTGCGCCGCCGGCATAGCGCGACATCGCCGTGCGCATCTTGCTGGCTGGGATGACATACTCGCTCTCGCCACCTTCGCCGATCAGTGCATTGGTCGGTCCGGTGACGAAGCCTCCTTCTGCAAAAGGCGAAGCCGTTAGGTTTGCGCCTACTTGGCCGAAAGAGCCAGCTGAATCCACACCGAACGAGCCACCGGAAAACGAGCCAAATCCGCCACCTTGGATTGACGCATCTCCACTAAACGGACTACCGCCGCCTGCAAAACCAAGGGCTTTGAGGATGGTTTGGAGCGTAATCATCACCAGCTGTTTTGCAATAATTTCGGCGGCCATCGAGACGAAAGCTTCGCCGATGCTCTTGAAGAACGAAGACAGCGCCTCTTGGGCGGTCATCGAACCAGTGACCAGACCTTGGAAGGCTTGCTGGAACGCACTGCCGATTGCGTTGGCGCCAGTTACTGCGGCGTTAATGGGATCGGTGAGCTGGTTTAGTTCGCCACGAATTTGGGCGATCGCATTGGCAGCACGCTGCTCGTCTGTCATACCTTGCCCAGGGCCTGCTGCAGCGGCACCTTGGATAGCCGTTTGTTGCTGTTTTAGTGTGTTTAACTGCTTTTCTAGTTCAACAGTGCTAGCACCACGGGCTTTAGCTTCTAAAATTGCAGCTTCGGTAATTTTTAACTGCTCTTCAACAGCTGTGGTTTGTTGTATCACAAGTTGTTCAAAATTAGCTATACGCTCTGCTTCGGCAGGCAGCATACCTTCGGTGACAAGACGTAGATACGTTTTCGAGTATTGCGCTTGCAGTTCTTGTTGTTGCACAAGATCTTTGAAGGGCTTAACAGCATTACGAACGGTTTCCTGCGCACGAAGTTCATCTTGGAAGCGCTGAGAGTTTATTTCGCGTATCTTGTCTGTAGCCTCACGTTGCGCATTTATAGTTCTAGTTTTCGCTATTTCATTGATAGTGCTGCGCTCGCTTTCGTAGTTTGCTCTTTCAAGTTGCTTGACGCGATCTCGTTCCACGTCTGCCAATACTTTTGCCAGCTCCACGTCTACAACTAGTAAATCTCTGCCTTGGAAGCGAAGGTCTCGGATAAGGTCTTCAGCATTACCGATTTCAATAATTGCTTGTAGATCTGCTTGCAAGGATGCCGTTCGATCCTCCGGTGGTTTTGGTCCAGTTCGTGTTCTTGTTTTAGTTGAATACTGCTCGTTAAGTCGAGCCACTTCGGATAAGAACTTTCTAGTGTCTTGCAGAGCCTGTGTTTGAGCTTTTTTGCGCTCTGCTGCACCTTTGCGTATTTCATCCGCACGCTCTTGGCCGAAGATCGCTGGATCAATAAACTGACCCTGTGCTCCGAGTGCAGCAGCAGTTGCCAAAATTCTATCCATAAGAGTAACTTCTTCTGCGATCTTAATTAACTTTTGTTCTTGTAATTGAATTAGACGTTCTTGTAGAAATGCGTTTGCGGCTGCTGCTCCGTTTAGCTCTAATTGTTTTAGGGCTTCCTTAGCTTGTGTATCTGTTATTGTATCCCTGAGTTTTACAATAGCTTCCAAAGTTGATTTGTTGTCTATAGCAGCAGCTAGAGCGTCAAACGCTGCTTCTCCTCCTGCAGCGCCGAAACTTGCCGCTAGTGCTTCACGTACATCCGCAGATCCGAACTCTAAAAACGCGTTTACAAGTTCGAGGGCTTCCTCTTTTGCTATACCTAACTGAGAGGCAAGCTGCGATATATCAGAGGCGGTAGTTTTTGATGTACTTCCTGTAGACGATAAATTGTTGTTGAGAGAATTTAGTTCTACGTTTAGTTTGCGGGCATCGTCAATAGCCTGCCCTATTGCGGTGCCAACGAGTGACAAGCCAAAGCCCAATGTTCCACCGAACGCTCCGCCGAGTGCTCCGCCTAAACCACCGCCAACAGCTGCACCAGCTCCTTGACCAAAGAGCAAAGGAAACGCTCCACCGATCAAAGCGTTGGAAGCCGATTCTTTGCCTCTTTGCGCTAAGGCAGCACCTTGTGTCTGCTGTCTACGTAGCTCTATAACACGAGTAAATCTACGAGAAGTCTCTATATTTCTTTCGTCTTGTAGTTGTAGACCTTTTGATGTGCGCAGCAAATCGTTCTGCGCGGCACCTAATCTTCGTACCTGTGTTTGGGCTTCGTTAAGTGCTGCAGCGTATAATTTAACCGGCGCTGTCTGCTTGCTAAATCCTCCGGCAGCCACTTTTACGTTGTCTAAAACTGTTCTAAAAACATCCGCTTGTTGAGAAGCCCCTGCAAAAGTATTCGATATACGCTTGGTCCCGTTTGTTACTTCCCGCGCAAAGTCATTTATCGGCTTTATTGCTTCTCGTATTTTGTCCCCAAGCTTTCCGCCGCCGGGTGCGATTAAATTGATTGGCTTTAAATCTTGCGCAAGTGCATTTAACTTTGCTACAGAAGCTACAACCGTGTTTAAACGTGATGCCCCAACAATGTTGAGGTTGATATCGGCGTTGTAACTAGCCACCTAGATGCCGCGTGCCTTGTTGTCTCAGTTTACGCGACAAAAAAGCCGCCGGGTTAGCGGCGGCGTTTGGCCTTTTCGATTTCCTTCTGCTGGTCCTCGTTCAGGATCTGGAAGTAGGCGCTCCAGCCGAGCAGCTCTTCGGCAGTCATGGTGGTCCGAACCTCAGTCAGGCTTAGGCCCAGTTCCTTGGCAACGCCAAATTGGAGCATGAGCCAGTTGTCCTTACGGAGTTCGGCGCTCAGGATTTTGGGTCGATTGGCTCGGCGTCGTCGGTCAGGATCGCCAGCATCAGAGCTTGGAGGTCCTTGTCCTTGACTTCGTTCTTCAGCACATCCACTTCGCCGGCGCTGAACAGCTTGGTGCCGTTCTCGTCAAGGGCTTTGGCGATAAGCAGTTGGAGGGCGAAAGCGTTGGCGTCGTCCGACTTGGCTTGCTTTTGGGCGCGTTCGCGCTCAGCCATGGTCAGTGGTGCCACCCACATTTCAAAAACGCTGCCGTCCG